AATAAAACATTTTAACTTTTCCTGAAGTGTTTTTCCCCGCCTTGTGCGGGGTTTTTGTTGTCTAAACGACTCTTGTGCTATAGAAAATGATACGTTCTAATGTATCATCTTTATTTCTAACTGAAGGCAAAGATTGATTAGTTGGACTCTCAGCAGGAGAAGATGCTGATGCTTGATTATTCACAACAACTGGTTCTGATTTTTTACTATCAGTTTCCAATTTAGCCTGTTGGTTCTGTGCAGTTGCTTGTTGTAATTTTCCACCTGGATTTGGTGATGATGTTGGTGCTGCGGCAGGCTTTGGTGCTGCTCCAGAAGGACTTGATGGACTGCTTGTACTAGATGCAGGTGCCTTTGCTGAAGATTCTGATGTAGTTTTAGAAACAGGTGAAGCCGTTGGTGCACTTGAACCGGAACTTGGTGCTGGCGCTGCGGGTGCTGCCTTTGTCTCTTGTAATTTTTGTGCCTCATCTTGTGGATTTGATGGAGGTTCTGCTTCTTTTCCGCCACCAAAATAATCAAACATTTTCTCAGCAGCATATTTACCTAATTTTTCACCACCAAAGAATCCACCAACACCACCAAGAATACCACCGACAAGTGTACCTGCACCTGGAACAACAGAACCAATAGAACCACCTAATAGTGAACCTAATTCTGCACCACCCAAACCTCCAAGAGCACCACCAACAGCAGAAACAACTTCTTTCTTCAATTCTTGGTCACCAATCTCACCAGCTTCATGTTTATCGATTGCACTCTTAACATCAAATATCAATGATGCGCCGGCAGCAATTAAGGACAATCCTGGAATTTTCTCCAAGAATTTTAATACGCCTTTTGCAGACTCCAATAACTTGGATACTTTAGTAGCAGATTTGGCCGCACCTTCAGCAAGACCTTCTGCTGCACCAGCAGCCGCTTTACCACCTTTAAGTAAACCTTTAGCCTTTTTTAAAACACCTAAAGCATCCGTACCAGCAAGTGCACCAAGAATACCACCACCACTATCAGAATCATCTTTGGTTGCTGTACCACCTTCAGTTGGTGCACCAGTGAGAGCAGCAATTGCCGCCAACAACTCTTTGTGTTTCTTTTCTTTATCTTCTTTTTTATCGGTTTCTTTCGACTTTTCTTCTTCACGCACTTTAGCATCTTCTTCACGGTTCTTTTTAAGAAAACCATAAATATCATTTAATACTGGTACTAAATCACCAGAATCACCAGAATCTTCACCTTTTACCTTAGATGCAGTTTCTATTTCACCTGTTTCAGGATTAACTGTTCCAGGCGCAAGTGTTTTACCTTTTTCGTGGTCTGTATAATATTCTAATTCTTTTTGTGTTCTGCCTAATTTTTTACCAACAATAGCAGCTGCACCACGACCACCAATACCTTTTGCAATATTGACTGGATCAAATTTGCGTTTGAAGTTTGTACCAAATGCTTTTGCCTTATCTGATAATGTGTTAGAAATAGATTCACCAATGCCTTGACCACCAACAATTTTATCGGCAATAGTATCACTATAACCTTTCTTGTTAACCTTGTCGGCTTGTTTGTAAGCTTTTAATCTATCAGTATCAGGTATTGATTCAGGTAAAGCAGTTTCAGATTCACCTTGCTGAACTGGTGCTTTGACACCTTTTCGTTTCTCTAACTTCTCAACACGTTTGGTAAGCTCTTTATACTTCTTTTTTTCTTCTCTGGTTTCTAATTTTTTATTTTTTGTGTTATCAATAATCCAGTCTTTTAACTGCTGAACTTCTGCTTCAAGTTCAACAATTTTCGTGAATTCTTCTGGTTCTTGTTCAATTACCTTTTCAATTGTATCAATGCGATTAAGAGCCAACTCAACATAAGTGTAAATTTCTTGATTAGACTTTATAAGTTTATCAGATAACTTACTAATTTTTGCACGTAGCGTTTCATCAACCTTAGACAGTTGATTCTTAGTTGCTTTGTTGCTTCTTAACTTGGCAATCGATTTTCTAAATTGTTCTGATTTATCAGCCATGTAATTTTCTCAGATATAATGGACGGTCATCATCGTCAGCCGGTGTAGGCATTGCTTGATTACCTGATTGAGGACTTTGTTTGGTAGTATTATTTACAATAACCTGTGGCTTATCATCCGACATTGTTGATTTCAATTCTTTATTTTTTGATGATGAGTCTGCTATTTTAGAACCAGATGATGCGGAAGGTGGAGCGGCAGGTGCTGCCTGTGTTGTTTCTGTGGATTTCTGGTCTTTACCTTTATCAGGTGAAGCAGTCTCTTTAGCCTTTGGTGTTGATTCAAATAGTGCGGCTTCTTTTGCTCGCCTTGCAACTAAAACATTATTGACTGTACCACCAGCGGTTCTTGTACCTTTGTCTCTAATAATTGCTGCAGCTGCCTTTGTATCACCTTTCATAATAGGTTCAATGATACCTTGTTTGGCCAAACTTGCAGTACTACCAGTATTATACGCATATGACATCAATGCGGCTTGTTGTACATCACTTAATTTGTTCCATGCTTCACCCAATGGTTTTCTTGCACGTTCTTCATATTTTGGCAAGTCTGCTTGTAATACAGATTGTGCTTGTTCAGGTGTCATTGTGGTATCAATACCACGTTGACCTTGTATTTTAACTTGTTCTTTACCTGCTTGAATATAACCTTGTTTATATTCTTCAGGTTTGATTTGGTGTCCATAACCAATAGACACAAGATTTTGTTGGCCTGGTGGATCCCAATATGCTTTTCCTTTTTTTGGTAATCCTTCTTCTTTAGCGATTACACTAGATGCTATACCCAATGCGCCAGCACCGGCAGCAATACCAACACCTAAACTTGCTAATGAACTACCTGCACCTCCACCAGCACTAACACCGCCGGCACCTCCTGCGCCACCACCAGTAGCTGAACGACCTGCTCCGCCACCTTTTGATACTCTACTCGCTGAAGATTTTGGTGAAGATTTTGATGAAGACGTTCTTTCACCTGATTGTTTTTTAGGTGCAGACTTTCTTGCAGAACTTTTTGGTGATGACTTTCGAGTTTTAGAACCTTTTTTACTTGGTTCTTCTGGTTCTTCTGGTTCTCCACCTTCAGGTTTACCTCTGTACTTTAATGCCTCGATTAACTTGTTGTGCCAATCGTCTTCATCTTTTTCTAAATCTTTTTGTTGGCTTTTAAGTTCTTCTTTGTGTTTGACCAATTCTTCTCGGTCTTCTTTCATCACTTTGAAGATTGAATTTAAAATTTCAGAAGCTGTATCACCACCTTCTTTTTTTAAACTCTTGCCATCACCAGCAAAGTATTCTATGTCTTCTTGTTTTCTGCCAAGTAGTTTACCGGTTGCTGCAGCAAGGCCTTTGCCACCAATACCTTTTGCAATGTTCATAGGGTCAAAGGTCTCTTTTAGACCGACCATTGACGCCTTTGTTTTATCTGATATGGTACTCTTTATAGACGAGCCAACACCGCCACCAGATGTTATCTTATCTGCTAGCGTATTTGAGAACGATTTCTTTCTTGCCGCTTTCGCCTGTTTATAGTCCATTTATCGTTTTCTTTGTTGCTCTTTTATCTTTTGATTTTCTTCTTCAATATATTGAATCAACATAGTAACGTAAATGTCCCTTTCCCAAGGTAACATGTTCTCAAGTTCAGTAAGACTATACTTATGGTGTTGCATCAAACTAAAGTTAGTCTTATAATAATTACCTAAATTGTCATGACGAAAGCTTAGCCGAAAAAATTTTCGAGGCCTTCAACATTCAAGTGGTGTTGAAATCCACACTTCTTACATTTCAAATCAATTTTTTGTCTAATTTTAGGTAAATTGTCAAAGAATTTTTCAATCTTATCAAACTGTTCTTGACTCAAATTTTCAATGAATTCAACCATTTCGTCCAGTCCAACTTCATTTGCATAATAGAACTGGTCGCCATCATAAACATATTCAACAGATTGTGCAATGATATTGAATGTTAATTTGTTGATGTCATCATACTTAGAAGCTTCTGTTAAAAAAGAAAACTCTGGATATTTCATTTTAACAACAAACTTGCCAGATAATTGAATTTCAGGATCAATTTTTTCATCCTGTTCAATTCCAATCTTAGTCAAATCAACATCAGTTTGCATAATGTTACCACAAGTTTTACCGTCAACCTCATTATTGCAACGGTATCTTGCATCAACAATTTCACCAACGGATTTAGACCTCAAGTTGATAAGAAAATATTCAACATCAACGATAGGTAGATGTTCAATCTCAATTTCGGGTGTCAATGTACAATTGTATAGAATTGTAGCAATTGCTTGCTGTATTGTTTCACTATCATCCGCTTCCATTGCCATCAAAAGATTTCTTTGTTCTTTGACAGTAAATGGTCTAAATTTTATTTTCTTCTTGGTTAAAGGTAAAACCAAGTCATATGTTGGCACATCAAGTTTTGGCAAAGCCATAATATACTTCCTCCATTAAATTATTGTTCATCAGCCTGTGAATTTGCATCATTACTAGGTGGTGCATTACTAATATTTTGTGTATTATTAATCCAGTATGTATAAGCAAAAGTTACAACCAATTTATGATAACCATCATTAGACCAATCTAAGTCTAATTGATTAACATTTATAGGATATGCATCGACTAAAGTAATACTATACGTTTCAGTATTCGTTAAATCGTATTGCACAATATCAATAGGTGCAGCATAATCATCCTTATACGATACATCAAAACTGCTTATTGGATTGATAGAATCCAACCAAGCATCAAAAAATGTTCTAACTCCCATATCACCATCCATAATGAAAGTCAAATCAATATCACCATATGAAGTGTGATATGGATACTTTTCAAAAGGTCCGTATGTTTTCTGTTCAATCGTTGATAGATGGCGTCCAGGTAAATTTGCAGCCTCACATCTCCAAGATAAACCTTCCATGCCTATGCCGGTACCAAAATCACTTGGTGGACGGATATAAACAGTAAACCGATTCGGTCTAGCCAAATCGGCAGTGAATTGATTTCTAAAATCTGATATCTTACCTGGCATTTTATTCCTTCATTTGTTCTACTGAATCTTGCCATACTTCATTTACCGGTGCCTTTTTGAACTGATGGATTGGCAAGAATATGGCAACATCCCACTCATTTGGCATTACGGCAAGTATCCTAGACTTTATGTGACTGTGCAAGTATCTTTTTATGCACGGTTTGAACTCACTGAACCGTCTGGATGCGTTCAGGATGTCATAAGTTATCTTGATACGTCTAATGTCATTGTCATCATTTAATTGTGCGTACTCCATCAGTTTATCCATAAATGCCACTCTGTATTTAAGTGGCAAGTAATGTAGGTTTAGACCTAGGAAACCATCCGAATACTTTTCTAGGATAAGTACCAAAGGGAAGGTATCATAATATGGTAACTCATCTCTGCCTTTTGGTAGATATTGGAAAAAGTATAAACCTCCCAATGCAAATCTCGTAACTTCTCTAAAATCTTCCTTTTTGATAGTTCCGGGAACTCTATTGATAGATTTTAAAGACGTAACTTTATTCATCAACCACTTAAATGATTGACGGCTCATAGTTTGCAGTTCAGCTGCAGACTTTTGTTGTGCGAGGGTAGTTAGTTTAGATGCCATTGCAATATTTAGGTCAATCCTAGATGGTCTTCTGTTAGTAATTTAAAGTCCCAGCCACGGTCTAAACAGTATTCAGTAGCCGCTTTCCATTTGGCTTCATTAACGCCCCATGTTGTGACTTCTTGTATGTATTGTTTAGTGACACGCTTTTTAGGTTCTGGTGGCTGAGTTTGTTTTTTAGGTTTAACTTCTATTAGAATGGTTTTGAGTTTACCGTCCCTAGTTCTACTTTTCACTAGAAAATCAGGGAAATATCTGTGCCAGCGACCATCAACTGGTGATTTGTAAGGTATTATGAGTTCTTCTGAAGCCCAAGATATAATATCTGGATTCAAGTCGAGCCAATTCATCACTTTCGCTTCCCACGAAGAGCGATAAACGATGTTTTTGTGGTCACCCATGTATTTCTGTGGGTTCCTTGGTGTAAATAGTCCTGAATAAGCCATATAAATATGTATATTCGTCCAAAAAAGGTCAATTTCAATGAGTCAAACAACAGTAGAACCTTCTGTCGTTAATACAGATACGTCTTCACCTCAAGGCGGACCATTGGGTTCATTATATCAATCCGGTTATGGATCTCCAATTTTAAAATATCCACAGGATTTAGAATCATCTCAAAAAGGACACATGGCAGTATTTACTGCATGTGTGACTAAACCTGCAGGTTACGATGAGAATAGCAGTTATTCATTACCTGATGTAACTGGAGATAATTTAAATAATGTTAGCAATGTAGATGAAAAGACAGACTTGGCGTTTCAACCAAAAAGAATTAAAAGTTCAGATGTTATTGCTTTGTATATGCCAGAAACAATTCAATTTCAATTGGCTGCCTCATATGC